GGAACCTACTTAGGTCTCCCAGGAGGTACGGAGGGAAGAAATATTCCTCTTTACCCAGAGTGGGATCAACCTTATAACTCTTTAAACCAAGCCTCAGTTATGACTGGCGCACAGAAATCTGCTAAGGTTACTTGGTGGATGTTTATTGAAGGTTGGAGCGCAGCACGGCAGATTTCCTATCTTCCTGGGGGAGTGGCCTCTATCAGAGGAACGAAGGACCAATCCGCTAACTGGTTAGATGTAGATTTTAATCCAAGTTGGGGAAGCACAAAATTCCAAGCAATGATTGTTACCAATACTAAGCGTATTGAAATTATACTCCCAGACTGGGCGCAAGATTATGATGTTCTAGTAGAATATGTGAATTGTGGACCTCTCACTTCTACCTCTGATCCCACAGCGGGTGGCTCGTCAGCAGGTACTAATAAAGGCTTAGGTTCTGGATTATATGTAAACAAAGGTCCTGTTGTTAGTACCCCACAGAAATCCGCAGTATTTTATATCAACTCTGCTTCTCAGCCCATTCCAGAGAGTAATGGAGGCATATGTGATGGTCGAGTAACAGATGAAGAAGCCAGTAACGGAAATAACTGTGATGGAACTAGAAAATCTCCTCCTGGTCCTAACGCTGCTTATGATTGGTTGAGCTATCAAGTTTGCTTACCACAGTTTACATCTACAGCATGGGGAATGAATCAACAAGGGGATACTTTTAATAACACCACAAGATTTGCCCCTAAGTTTGGGATGTGTTTTTATCCTACTGTTAAGTTTTCAGTAGTTGCTTATAAGGAGCTTGTTCTTAATAGAAATAGTAATTTGGGAGCCGCAAACAATTATACTTTGATTGAGACAGCAGGTAACTCTGGAGATATCTTATCACCAACTGCTCCTCTTTATACAGGGACAGTTGTTGATCTATCGTAATAATAAATAAGAGGTAATATAATGGTTTTTAAGCATGAATGTTGTTATGAAAACCTTATTTATAATCCAGGACCTACTGGAAACCGTGGGGATCCTGAAGTTGCTTCGGATTGCGCTGTAGTACCCCAGCAACCCGGCCCTACTGGGCCTACTGGGCCTGGAGGGTATCATGGAGGGGGTATTATTGGACCTACTGGTGTAGATGATCCCGAAGGACCAAGACCTGGACCTTTTGGAGTCCCCCCAGGACCAAGGGGGCCAACGCCAAATCCAACAGGGCCTACTGGGCCTACTGGGCCTACTGGGCCAACAACCCCACCCCCAGGAGGTCCAGGTGCGCCTACTGGAGTAGGTCCAACTTCTCCTGCGGGAAGTACTTGTCGCTGTGTAAGTACTGGAGGCCCCTTTTCTAATCCTAGTCAACCCCCTATTATTAGGGATGACGGGTGTACAGTTTCTACTTACTTTTTTACTTACGAGTGTAGATCTTCAATGGGACCAACGCCTACTGATCCTTTAGATACTTTTGTTAATGGGGAGAAGGCTAAGGGGAATGATGTTCAGGTTAGACCAGGATCAACGACCAGTCCTTGTAAAGGTAGTGTTGGTTGTAGTGGGGAATGTCCTGATACATATGTAATTGTTACCGTTTGTCCTGCGGGACCTGTTACTAGCGTTGAGAGAACTAATATAGATGTTGCTCTGGCTCTTGAGGTCAAAGATGGTCCTACCACTACTGGAGGATCTGACTCGATTTATGAACTTCCGGGAAATACTCCTGTTGGTTGGTCAACTATATCCTCAAATTCAGGGGACACAGATACAAAGGGTCCTTCTAATATTCCTTCTTATCCTGTTAGCAAAAAGACTGGATCCGTTATTTTAAATAAATCTTTAAATGTTCCTATTGGTCCTACTATAGCAGATGCTTTTGATACAGCCGAAAACGAATCAAGAAATACTGCTCCTCTTAATGACCTCCTTCCTTTTGATCCTTCGATGGAAATTTTTGATAGAGATTATAATTATTTAATCCCTGATGACCCTGATACTCTTAGTCGTGCTACCAATATAATTAATAGAAATAATACTGATAATAATATTATGGGTACTTTTGTTCCTAACTTTGTTAATGATGTATTACTTGCGGGATTAGGGGCAGAGGTTCCTTTTGATGGAACAACTATAGGAGCTTATTTATTTTCTAATCTCACTGCAAAAATGCTTAGTGAAGCTACCAAAGAAAGCTTAGCAAAATTAGAGACTGCTAATATATCCTCTCTAGCCCTTAGTACTTATTTAAAAACTGCAATTACTCTAGCTGTTTCTCAAGGAAATGTGAATGATTACTCTCAAAGCTTATTTACAGAAATGTTCCAAGGGGCTAAGAATTCTTTCCCACAGGGGTTTCCAAAGATAGAACTTTCGGGAAGTAGGCGCAACGCTTTTGGATTAGTGAGAGACAAGAAGCAAAGTTTAGACAATAAAGCTTATAAAGCAAAAGGAACCCAGCAACGCATGGTTCAGATGTACAGGATCGTAGCTCCTGATATTGATCTAAGTCTTCCCGTAAGAACCTTTTTTGGTAAGGTTACTAGTGCAGCAATTGGGTCGAATAATAAACTTAAGGTTACAAGGGCAAACGGAAAAGTTGAACATGTATCTGAGACAAATGATTTCATTAAAGTAAGAACTGTAAAGGGAAAGCAGGAAACCATTGAATTAAAATCTAATAGAAATATTGCATATAATTTTGATACTCCAGACCTGTCTGTAATTTATGCACACTTCGCTAAACAAAACAGCACTCAATATGGGTTTAATCTATCTGTAAGCTCTAAGTATGAGGATGAGGTAGAGCAGGGAAATATAGATAGGGAGGGGTCCCTTATTAATAAAGGGTATCTGTTTACCATAAATGCAGATAGCCTTGAAGATGTGCCTAATACTGACCCTTATACCAAACAAACTAAAGTTGAGTATACAAGGGCATGGAAGGATGGGGATTCTGCTTTAAATTTCAACAATATAGTTGGGGCACACTCTGGGCCTAGAAATACAGTATACATTCCCGTGGATGATCCTTGGTGGGGGCATTTCCTTAACCAAGATGAGTTGGGAAGATATGTAGTAAATGCTACCTTTACGGACTTAGATCTAGATGGTTTTGATGGAAAGGTTTACCCCCGTAGGATACCTAATGATTTATTAATTGTTCCAAGCAATGTAACTGCCTATAATGTATTACAGGGGGGTTCAGTGTTGGAACAGTATGAGGTTGATAAACCAGTTATACGATCTGCCTCTATTATAATGAATCCTTTACCTTCTATTTTTAATAAAGACTATGTACAAACTACGAAAGCCGCTAATGGACTTAACCAGGACGGAAGACCTGATATTTTTGCCTTTACCTTCCAGCAGCATAAGAATAATAAGGATGATTTCACCCCAGCACTAGACGCTTTAGTAGGTCCAACAACTATTTATAAATCAAAGCCCTCTCCTTTAGGTGAAGTATTAAATAAGATTGAAGATATTAAAACTTCCTATGATCTTACTAGGGGAAGGTTAGGAAAGGGGCTCCCTCAAGGGGACTTACTGACTAGATTTACTATGCCACAGCTTATTAACTACATAGCGAGAACTCCTGCTAATGTTAGAGCAAGGGTGTTAGATGGAAAGTATAATAATATTAAGATTTTCTCTGTTAAGAAGACAGATAGGGAAAAAACTTTTTTTACTGCTGCTAGACTGAAGCAAGGAGGAACTCCACAAATACCTAAAAAGATTCCACAGGTAACAGGAAATTACTATCCCCCCTCTGACAAAGGTAAAATTGGAGGGTTTTTGTAATGGCAGCACTAGCTAGATCGGATGGAATAGATACTGTTGATTCTATTGATGGGATTAGTACAGCCCTCAAGCCCTGTTGCGCGGATAAAAGCCAGCAGTTCACGGATGAGGGATCTTTAAATGTTTTTGTTAATGGAGCAGGGGTGGTGCGCGAGGGAGATGCGATGATCATACACCCCTTTCCTTTTCCCCCCTGCTGTGGCGAACATGCTCCGACATTAAACACTTTTTCCCCAAGTGTGCTTGCTAATGGGCTTTCAATGGGGAGAAAAGGTGATGACTATGGAAACCCTGTTCCAGAACATATCATTTCTAGCGGTTCTTCTAATGTTTTTGCTAATGGAGCTTAACAAAATAAAATAAAAAATAATATACTTAAAGTAGAGTATATAAATATAAGGTAAGGACACCTCTGTTTGTCCTGAGCTAACAACAATAAGGAATACTATTATGTCAGAACATTTAAAAGTTGAAGAGAGCTTTGTAAAGACTCTACTCGAAAACGCTGCGTGGGACGCAGCAAAGATCGAGCTTGTAGAGAAGAAAGCCGTAAAGGAAAAGAAGGTTAAGGAGCAGGATGACGAAGAAGAAGAGGTTCCCGCAGAGGAAGCTAAGAAGGTCAAGGAAGCTTCTAAGAAGGTTAAGGAGCAGGATGATGAGGAATATGATGATGAGATGAAGGAAAGCGTTGAGGTGCATACTTGTCCTCTATGCGAGTCCACTCTTGAGGAGGAGCTTAGTGATGAGCAAATCCGAGAGCATGTCGCTCAGATCCAAGCTGCTATGCAATCTATTGATGAGTTTAATGGCGATGATGAGGATGATGCCGTTGACTCACATGATGACCCAGAAGCTGATGCTGCTGCTTCGGAAGAAGATCCTGACGCTGAGGCAGATGCTAAAGCCGATATGGATATCAACGCATCCAAGAAGAGCAAAAAGAAGAAGAAGTCTAAAAAAGAGTCCGTTATGAAGAAGGTTAAGGAGCTTAAGAAGGCTTCCAAAGGTAAATGAGGTAAGAAATGAGTGTCTCAGTTGGAGATTTTGCAGAAAATTTGTTAGCTCAGGGGACAATAGAGGCACCTAAAGAGGGTGCCCCGTCCTTAGAAGCCAATCCGTCTATATATTCTGCCGATGTGACTGCACAAGCTCCAGATATTTCTGATGTAGAGGTCCCTGCTAACTTTGTTCAAAGTATTGTAGAGGAAAAAACTCCTGAGATGCCCATAAGAGAAGAGAAGTCTTCACCCCCTTCTCCCCCTCAAGAGATTTCAGAGGTTGCAGAACTTAAGACTCTCATTCAAGAAATTAAAGATTTATTGCTTGAAGTAAAAGGAACTCTTACCGAAGTAACCGCTGCTGGAAGCTTAGGAGTTAATTTGGCAGGACCTGATGCTACCAAGACGAAAGAGCAAGAGAATGCTGAAAAAATGGATGTTTTTTTAAATAAAATTCGTAAGAAGAAGAAGAAGGCTATTACACGATGACTTTGTTTGATATCTTAACAGAGCGGGGTAAGCCCAAAACTGACGCAGCTAAAGACAAAAAAGGGGCCGTAAAATCTAGAAAAGCTAGGGTAAGAGTTTACGCTACTATAGCTAAAGCACTAGAGCAGGGATATGCGGGACAGATTTTTAGTACTAAGGGGGCTGATAGGCTCTATGTTATTTCCAAATCAGGATGGGGAGAAAAAAGTAAGGGTAAGATTGCTAAGGGGTTTACTCCTGGTAGCGCAACCCCCTCCGCAGATTTTAAGAGTGTTAAAGCTCACTCTATGAGAACCGCTCTTAAGCACGGTACTACCTCTTCTAAGAGAATTAAAGATAAGTATGGCCCAGGTGCGAAAAATAAGATTAAGAATTCTAAGAAAGCCGTAGGGGGCAAATAATGTTTATAACTGATACCTTTATTATTGAAGACATGCAAGTGTTAGAGGAGTCCAAAGCTAATGGAACCATGAAGATTGCAGGGGTATTCCAGAGGGCAGGAACCCCTAATCAAAATAAGAGAATTTATGAAAAGAAACTCTTAGTTAGAGAAATGACCCGATTAGACGAAGCTATTCAAGAGCGACGATTAATGGGAGAATTAGATCACCCTACACATGATGCAGTAAAGCTAGGAAATGTTTCTCATTTAGTAACTAAATTACATATGAAGGGGGATGATATGCTTGGTGAAGCAGAGATCCTTAATACTCCTTGTGGGCAGGTAGCCCAAGCTTTAATTAAAGGTGGGGTAAAGTTAGGAATTTCTTCAAGGGGAATGGGTTCCCTTACGGAGAAAGGGGATTATTCAGTAGTTAATGATGATTTTAAACTAGTAACCTTTGATTTAGTAGCTGATCCATCAACTAAAGGAGCGTTTCCTGGCTTGGTAAATGAGAGTAAAGACTCTAAGTTTATCGAAGATACGGTTAAAGCTACATATGATAAGGCTTTATCAGAGAAGATTTTTATTCAAAAGCTATTTAATCAACTACGCAAAAAATAAAAATTTTTAATTAATTATACATTACATCTGTAAATATTGTGATGGCTGGAGGTTACGCTATGAAATCAAAAATTGAACAAACATTACCAATCGCAGAATTGTTGCCTGAAGGTCTTTCAGAAGCAGCAGTTACTGAGATTGCTAACTTAGTGAATACCGTCATTTCGGAACAAGTAGACGAAAAAACTTCTGCTCTAGAAGCAAAAGTAAAAGGTTTTATTAGGTCCCGAGTTGATGAATTAAAGGACCAAGCTGTAAGAGAGCTTCAAGAGGAGAACGAAACGATGCGAAATGCATCGCTTTTTGAATCTGTGAAGACACTTATGGCTTTGGAATTGAAGAAGGGCGATGAAGATAATGTAATTTCTGACCTCGTTCAAGAGCAGAAAGAGTATGAGGCTGAAGTAGATATTTTAACGGATGAATTAAGGAAATCCTTTGAGGAAACCGAAAAGATGAATACTTCAATCAATGCTCTTACTCAGAAAGTTGACAAGCTTGAAGAAGATAAGGCGACACTCTTAGAGGCAGTCGATATATTAGAGGAATCTAAGGAAAAGCCTTTTAAGTCTTCAGAAAAAGCAGTTATCATCAAAGAAGATGTTGACAAAAAGGAGGCAAGAACCCCTGTACCCCAGGAACTTAATGACCTCTTAACCCCCGAGGTTATGAAGTTCATGCCTCAATCTAATCTTTAGTAAGGAAAAACACTATGTTACAAGAAAATTCAGAAATCTTAACTAAGTGGGGACCCGTGCTAGAGGGGATTAACAACGATTACACCAAGCGTGTAACGGCACAATTGCTTGAAAACCAAGCCAAGTCCATCATTGCGGAAAATCATGACCGCATGGACGAGGCTGGCAGTCCAACTACGGTTGGTAAGCTTGGAACTTTCCAGAAGTTTGCATTTCCCCTCGTTCGTCGCGTATTTCCACAACTCATTGCCAACAATATTGTTGGCGTACAGCCTATGGGTGGACCTGTTTCGCAGATCTTCTACCTAGGCAACGACCGTGTATTCAAAGGTTCTGCTGAAACTATTTACAGCAAGTACAACCTGACATACGCTGGCAAGACGGCAACGCCTAACTTTACTGGCGCAAACATTGATGGTACTGGAACTGTTTACATGTCCAGCATCCTTAATGATGCTACTGGTTCCGTATCAACCACGATGGGAGGCTTTATTGCTTCTTGGCCTGACAAGGATACGATCCTTGGCTACAGCGTAAGTGCTGGTGAAGCTCTTTCGGGCGAAGAGATCCCTGAGATCAACATGCACATCGAGCAGCAACCAGTTGTTGCGCGTACTCGCAAGATGCGCTCACTCTGGACGCTTGAGGCTGCACAAGATCTTCGTGCTTATCACAACATTGATCTAGAAGGTGAACTTACAGACCTTCTTTCCAAGGAACTTACCCTTGAGATCGACCGTGAATTGGTTGAAGACCTTCGCATGATCGCTTACGATCCTGATGGCCTAACTGGTTGGAACCGTAGTGCGCTTGATAACGCGAACTCAAACGACTTCAAGCAGACTGGTACTCTTCATACTCCAGCATCTGGTACGGGCATTGAGGGCTTTACTCCCGGCTCTTATCTCTACGATTTTGCTAACGCACCAGTTAACACTTCTGGTTCTAACAGCAATGTTTACCTCGTAGACCTTAAGAAGATGTTTATGGATAACAACACCAACAACTTTGCTCCTCAGCATGTTGGCATGGTGTATGCGAACCTGCTTGCAGCGATTAACTTCGCTTCAAACGACATCTACCGTACCACTTTCCGTGGTCCTGGTACTTGGATGGTAACATCACCCATTATCGCTTCTATGCTGGAATCGGCTGCGAAGCTTGAGGGTGGGTTAGCTCCTAGTGATCGTCCTACCAACATTACCGCTAACTCCATCGAGTATAAGGGTAAGTTTGCTGGTAAGTATGATCTCTATGTTGATCCTATGTACCCAGAAGACGAGATCATGATTGGTTATAAGGGCACTGGTCCTATGGATGCAGGGTATGTTTATTGCCCCTACATCCCTCTCCAGCAGCTACCAACCATCACCGATCCCGAGACCTTCCAACCAAGGAAGGGAATTCTCACCCGTTACGGTAAGGCAGCGGTTACTCCTGAGTCACGATTCTATCGGATCATTCGACTCGTCGGAGCAACCACTGACTTCCTGTTCCCACCATACAACAAGGTGACGGGTAACAAAGTTAGTGCCTGATAACTAACTCTTGTTAGGACTGTAATAAGGGCGGGGAAATTAAGTTTCCCCGCCCTTCTTTTTTACCTATATATTCTAGAGGTCTAATTAGATCTAGACTCAAAGCACAGAGGAATCTAAATAATGGCAGTAGTACCGAAATTAGCGGCATGGGGAAATAGTTTTAGTAGATATGCAGGACAATCTGTTCTGGATGGAAAGGCTGATGGTGCATTCGCTAAGAATGAGATTAACTATGAAACTTTAAATGCCACTACTTATAAAGATGGAGTAGAGTGGACTCATTTTGACGAGACAATAAAAGATTATATTTTAGCTCAGTTAGGACATCCCGTTGTACGAGTAGAGCTTACGCCTTTTCAACTTAAAACTTGTATTGATGAAGCCGTGGGTACGATGTATAACCACGCCCCCTTATTCGCTCAACAATTTGTTACCTTTGATGCTTCGGCTGGGATAAGTACCTACCAACTCCCTCCCTACATCCTAAACAACTTAGAGTATGTGGTTTATAAAAAGACCCTGCTTTCTGTCCAGTCCCAAGCAGGGACTCTAGAATTTGACTTTTTCATTAAATACTTTCAAGACAATTATCTCTTCCAAAATTTTGGGGTAGGAGATTTTTATCTCTTGCAACAGAACTTAGAGATGACTAGAAAGATTCTAGGTCAAGAGGGTGCGTTTAGTGTATTAGATAACCAATTCTTACACATTGTTCCTAGACCTGTAGTGACTCCTCAAACAGTTATTGTAGTATACAGGGCGTTAAATTCTAACACTCTCCACCCCGCTTACAGGAATTGGCTACAGCAGTATGCGTTAGCCTGTGCGAAGGGAGCCTTGGGTCAGATCAGAGGTAAATATCAAACAGTACCTTCACCTGGAGGAGGAGCTAGGCTAAATGGGGAAGCCCTGGTTAAGGAAAGTGCAGAGGGAAAAGAAAAACTAATTAAGCGGCTCCTTGATGAGTTCGAAGAACCACCCCGCTTCTCAACATACTAATGAAACAAGATAACTTCAAAGTAGGGGTAACACCCCCTCCTATTCCTGAGCTAGAGGAAATGGATGGTAGATTAAATTTCTTTGATCCCACTAACCCTGACATTAATCTATTTAATATTGTAGATGATGAAATGATTAAGATTAGTGGATCGGAAATTCTATATTACCAGTACTTGCAGGGAGAGGATCAGTATGATGAGGTGTATATGGAAGCACGAAATAAGCCCGTCTCTAAGACTCCTGTTTTAGTTTATGGTCACTACGAGCCTAAGGTATTAGAGGAAAATTTGGGTCAATTTGGAATAGAATTAGCTAACGATCAGCTATTTGTTTTTAATAAGACCTACATGGAGCAGCGTATTAAGGGACATTTAAAACCTGGAGATGTATTAGAGCCTCGTTTCCAAAATCAGAGGTATGAAATCATTGAAGTACAGGAAGATAGTTTTGAAATCTATGGTGTATACCACTTAGTTTGTGCAGCTAAACTCCTACGAGACTCCGCAGATGTGCAGGATGTTCCTCTTACTAAGACCTCAGAGGCACCTGGAATGGTGGGAACCGTTCAAACTTTAGAGGAGAAATACGATGACCTATAAAATTAATCAAATAGAAACTGCTTCTAAGGCAACCTTTCCTAATACCTCTCAAAACATTCAGGCTTTTGTTTGGGCTAGAGATAAAATTGCGCGAAGAACCCAACAGAAGAATAATATCCCCCTTTTCTATAGGGAATCTCTTAGATTCTTAATAGGAAAACTTAATACACTTAAGTATATCAACTCAGAGAACGAGGTGTTAGGGGTCAAGTGTATTCACGCTAATCCTGAAAGAACTATTGGAAAATTGAAGCAGGAGAATAACATTATTCTACCCATTATCTCCATTAATCAAGATTCTTCTCAGAACTCAGACAATAGGCGACGAACCTCTATTAATGTTGTTTCAGAAAGCTGGTGGAGTGATGAAAAGAAGAGGGCTTTTAGGGTTCTAAGCATAGCTCCACGGGCTGTGGACATTGAGTATGGGATAAACATCTGGGCTAAGTACAAGAGTAATCTAGACCAGTTGGTAGAGCAAATTCGTTTAATGTTCAACCCCGACTTAGTAATAGAAAACAGCTATACGAATACTGCGTTATCTTTTATTGATCAAGAGGTGGATAACTCCACCCTCGAAACTTCTGATAGGCAGGAAAGGATTATTAGGAGAAGTTTTAAGATAAAAGTGGAAGCTTATATACCTAATCCTAAATTTTTAATCACCTCTACAGGGGAAATTGAAGAGTTTAATGTAGACACTACATTATACTAAAAAAAATGGACAAAAACCCCATCGAAACTTGTATATACTAAGGAGAGACACTATGAAGAAGATTACCAATGTCAGTTTACAAAGTTGGAGTTTGCCTCTAAGGACCGAAAAGGGTATAAAAGATTACTACCTTGAGCCTAGACAGTCTATTACTGTACCCGCTTCCTATCTCACAGATTATTGCATTCGTTATCAACAACGAAAGCTAATTACTATCAAAAACGCATAGAAATAACAGGAGAATTTAAATGCCAAATTTCGTAAGTCCCGGTGTATATGTCATTGAAAAAGATGTATCGGATTATTCCCCCACCCTTAATTCATCTGTTGTTGGGATCGTAGGTTTCGCAAGTCGCGGTCCTATAGCTGGTCTTAATAACAAAAAAGCAACTTTAATTACAAGCCCTGCTCAACTCATTCTAGAGTTTGGAGAGCCTTCAGAGGCTATTAAGGGCCAAGCTCTTGAAGGGGCTTTGGAAATTTTAGAAGCAACGAACTCCATGCGGTTTATCCGCTGCGCTTCGGGGGCTTTAGAAGCCTCCGCAGCCGTTAATATTGGAGGGTGTCCCGCTATTATCGTAAGTGGTACTCATGCTAATCCTATTAAGATTGTTTCTACCGATCTTGGTATGTCCTCAATTGGAAGCGCAGACCTAGGAACTTCTTCAGTACGGTTTACTATTACTGCTTATGATCAACTTCGGGCTAAGGTAGTTAATGCCAAGGTATTTACTATTCCCAAGGGAACTATTACTTTATCTTCTACTGAAGGGGCCAATACTGGTCTAGGTCTTAAGAAGGTCCTAGGAGGAGAACTTGATACAGATAATATTGGAGCGTTCTCCGACCAGAATAGTGCTAACGCTTCTTCCTTCCTCGTAGGCTGCGGTGCTGCTGGTAACTTAGCTACCCTCGGTGTTAAGATGGAAGTTCTAAATGATGGTGATCTTTGGGTGAATTGTAGTGGGCTTGCTGCGATTGACCAACTGGGAGCATCAGGGGTTGCTAATAAGCAAATTACGGCTTCTGGAACTACTATGCTTAGTACCGAGGTTTCCTACTTGGTTAAAAGCCTTTACCCTGGAGCGGGTTATGTGGCTGGCTCAGTAGCAGACGGCAGTACAAGTGGTGTCTCCTTTGAAGTAGCTAGGAACGGTGGAACAGCTAGTATTGAACAAATTAATGATTTAGGTCAGGCAACTGATCAGTTTAAAGCAGGGCTGCTCTCTGGAGCCTTCCTTGAAGATCTAATTGGAACCACCTTTGATGGTAAGACTTCCGATCTTATTACAGCTAACTTTGCTACTGGAGAATATGACGATACTGTAGCAGTAACTGCTCTTGAAAACTTTACTAAGCCTCTAGACAGTCTAGTTGCTGGATCCCATACTGGAAAACAGGGAGACATTCCTTCGAACTCTACGGCTAACCCTAGATTCTTGAAGCTTGTACAAGGTACTTACAACTTGGCTGGGGGAACTAACGGACAACCCGTTCTCCAAGCCGATGTTAACACTACCGTTATTGGAGAGGTTACAGCGCAAGGTGGAAAGACTGGAATCGAGGCTTTGGATGATCCCGTTCTTAACATCTCGGTTGCCTTAGCTCCAGGAGTCGGAGTGGGTGATTCACAGCAAATTCAGAACGCCCTAATTACTGTGGCTGAAAGAAGTACAGACTTCCTTGCTCTTCTCTCCCCTCCTTTCAATGTAGGTAGAACAGGGGACGCAATAGCATGGAGTAATGGTTTCGATACGAAACGATCCTCAGCGATTAATAGCTCCTATGCTGCTCTCTACTGGCCTTGGTTGAAAGTCTTCCAAGTCTTTGATGGTAAGGACCGTTGGCTTGCACCTGAAATTTATGGTGCCCGTCAGATCGGTGTAACGGATAATGTTTCTGATCCTTGGTTTGCTCCTGCGGGGTTTGTTCGTGGTCGCTTAACGAAGCCAACGGATGTAGAAGTTGTTCTTAACCAAGGTGATCGTGACTCGATGTACTCTGGTGGAAATGTCCTCAACCCAGTTGTGAACTTCCCTCAGAATGGAATTGCTATCTTCGGGCAGCGTACTACTCAGCGTCAACCATCGGCTCTTGACCGAATCAATGTGAGACGCATGATGATCTACATTAAGAAGCAAATCTTGGCTTCAACCCAGAGACTGGTCTTCGAACCCAATGATCCAATTACTTGGCAGAGGGTTACTGATCTTATCAATCCCATGTTAGATGATATTGCAAACCGTAGGGGTATTACACAATTTAAGGCTGTGTGTGACGCTAGTACTAATACTCCCGTGCGAGTTGATCGCAACGAGATGTGGTGCACGGTAATGATCAAACCAACAAAGACAGCCGAAATGGTGGTCTTCGAACTCAACTTAACTAGTCAATCAGCAACCTTTTAATTAGGAGAATTTAACTATGGCAAATTTACTAAATACACCGTATTATAACACAGATAACCCTACGGCAAACAGATCAAACAACTTTGAGGGAGGTTTACCCGTCATCTCAGAGGGTTTGGATTCTGTAAGAGCGTATCAATTTGAGATGCACCTCGTCATCCCAGGTGGGGCTGATGCACCAGGAGGGGTGGGGCCTCCTGCCCCTGGTGGTCACGAAAAATTGACTTTAGCTTGTAAGCAAGTAACCGCAGCGGGCTTTTCCACGGAAGACATTGAAGTTCACCGTGTAAATGATAAGGTTTTCTATCCCGGTAAAGCTTCTCCCGAAGAACTTACTGTGACCTTTGATAACCTTTATCAGCCCCAGATAGCTAATACCTTATGGAATTGGTTCTCTTCAATCTATGATCCAATGAGCGGTAAGTTCAATGCCAACAGCGCCGATAAACCACCTAGGACTGGGTGGAAAGCTCAACGAGCAACCATTGTCTCTTTGGATGCACATGGGCAACCCTTAATGGAAACTCGCCTCTTCGGTGTGTATCCTAAGAGTTGGAAGACTGCTGAGTTTAACTACTCTACCAATGATTTCCACACAATTGAGGTTGTGTTCCGCTATGATTTCATGGAGCATGTCAGCTACACGACTTGATCATCAAGCGGCCTCGTTTCTAAGTAACACAAATTAATCGGATAGAAAGCCCAGCCTAGAATCCTCTGGGTTGGGCTTTCTCTATAATAGACTATGGAATATTACTACGCCCTGTTAGAAAATTATAACCAGTTGAAACGCAGGAAGTTTAAGCTATCCTTGCGTGAGGGTGATGAGGTGGAAGCAGGAGGCGAGGAGGCGAAGAATATCCAAAAGATTGTCTCTACTGCTGGGGAGGCTGATAGTATTGAGACAGCAGCGGGACCTTTTCCGGGAACCGAGATCCGTTTATATAAAACTAAGACTGGTTCCATTATGGCTGGGGATACAGTTAACAAAGGTTCTACTAACCAAGTTCAATGGGTTGCCATCGTAGATGCGGACGGTCAGAGGGGTAAACAGCCGACCGCTAATAAATACTGGGGTATTATGTTTGGTGGGGAGGAGGCTAAACCCTTTAAGAAAAAAGGTGCCCCGGAAACTCCTCCGGGAGATGCGGGTGGGGGTTCTGAGGAGACGGACGAATTCACCCCAGAAGAAGAGACCTTAGCTATTGCAGAGAAGCTTCAAGGTCTTATAAATGGGGACGAGGAGAAGGATGGTCTTTTAACTAAAGATGAAGATGGTAATATTGCTGATGAGCAACCGTTTTTTCCCGGCTACATTCCTAACCAACAACACAGTAGACTTCAAAAAATTATTAATTCTATTTTTAAGAAGGGGAAAGAGGAAGAGCAAGGATTAGGGGTAACGGGTGCTGCTGCTGAGAACCCTACCATTGTAGATAAGTTATATAACTCACCTGATATAGACCCTGAAAAGGCTTTAACGGCTCTAAAATCTTACGCTAAAGCTACCGAGACAATCTCTTCACTAAGGGGTTGGGACGGTAAAGGAGATCTTCCTAAAGAAATAACCGCTAAAGCCTTAGGAGAGTTATCAGACAGTATTAAAGTAACTCCTAATGGAGTAACCTTCGACGGCATTTATATGTCTTATAGACAGAATGCTAACAGAACTAATGATATTGCTACTAACATGGCAGAGCAAATTGCTAAAGCCATTGACCATCATAATAAAAACTGCCCAGATAAAGATAGTGAGGGCTACACTGCATGTTATATTAAACCTATTAAAGCTCCTAAGGTTTCCGAAGGAAAGGATATTAACTTCGCTAGAAGAGGAACCTTGGTTGAACATGCTGCCGTTCTAGCCGACTTGAGTTTGATGGCAGACATGGAGAACTGTGAAGGGGATACTAGATCAGGACCAGCAAAAGGTAGAATGGATTGTGATGAAGTAGTAGCTTTAGCAGACGCTAAGATCGCAGAAATCCTAGCTGATAAAACTACAGCGGAGGAAGCTAGAAAAATGTTTGCAAAAGGTTTGTGTGCTATGGGTCAACAATGTTTGGTAGACATTGATTCCGACTTAGGAGATGCAAAGATGACAGAGCTTGCTATAAAATATTTGACTTCTGACCCCCCTAATGGAGAGGGTTGGACAGAGGAACAAGCTGCTTTTGTATTATCTAGAGTGACACAACCAGGTCAGGATGGAACAAAAGCTTTGGTTATTCTCGTTGCCTCCACCCGAGGATTCGGTAAGGTATATGGTAGCTTAGACATAGTTGATTCCACAGTTGAAGGAAAGGTTGGCTCAGATCTTCCCGGTCAAAAGACTGATAATAAAAAGATTGCTACTAAAAAGAGTGCCGCAAAATGGACAGCGGAGATGAAGGAGAATGAGAAGGGCACTCCAGCGGAAGCTTTAGAGAAGCTTTCTGAATGTACAGGAGAGGGGATGGGATGGGACAACTTAGCTCGACCCGTAGATCCCGAAGTAAGCGAAGCAGCCGAAGAAGGAGAAGATACCTCTGACGATAATGTTCAGATTGATGTTGAGATTAAAACTCATACTAATATTCGCTCAGGAAGAACTAAGATGGGGGAAGGCCTGAGTTCTGCTATGTCTAAGGAATGTGATAGGGATAGTGAAGTGGAGAAGGAAAAGGATAAGGAGTTAGCCGATGCTGCGGCTGGGGGTGATGAAGAAGCAATCGCTAAAGTGGAAAGGCGCAAGATGGAAAGAGATTTTTATGAGGCTAATGATAGACGCTTAGATGCTTGTTCTAAAGCTCACGAAGAAGCACTAGGAGAAGCACCTTGGGGTAAGCATACGGAGGGGGATAAGAAGGGAGAAGCAAAGACAATGAAGGAGGCTGCATGTGAAATGCAAGGCAAATTAGATGCGAGACTTGCTGTAACTCATGGGTTATTGAGCGGAAGCAAACCTTCAGACCCCGATGGTCTGCTTATTGAGGATTCTGGGCAAGCTATTATTACAAGCTGGTTAAGGGCAAGAGGTGGGGACGCAGCGAATACAAAAAATCAAGAGAGGGGTAAGGCTGCTAACCGTGCGTTAGCTGCTCTCCAAGGTAATGGTACTCCCAATCCTAAAGATCAAGAAGAATTAGATAAAGTTAAGGAAGATATTGAGATAGCCGAGTTGTCACGGTTGTTGGGGGAGGGTAGAGAGGCTGCGAACTTCGACCCAGAGAATCCAGAATATGATAAGTCTAAGCCTATGTCTGCTGAAGCTAAAGCCTATCTTTTGTTTAGAATGAGTAGGGACGGGGGCTCTCTTCATGAGTGTGCAAAGGATGTGCGAGGAATGGGAACAGAAGAGGTAGAGGCTGGAAAAGAAAAGCAAGAAGAGAAACTAGGAGGAGTGGAGCAGGTTATGGGGTGTATTAATGCTGGTATCTACGGTATGATTGCGGGAGTTATGGGTGGTGACCTTTCTTTAGAAGGTGGAATTTCAGGAGGAGGACAACGAACAGCTTCTTGGTCAATTAGAGATGGTAAGAAACCTTTAGGAGGTGTTTCGTTTGAAAGAAAACCATCAGGTGTAACTGCTGTTACCACAGTAGGGATGGCCGCTTTGAGTGATACTAGTGCTGTTCGAGAACGAAATCGAGATGTGCATAGTAAAGAAGAGGATCTTCTCACACAGTTCCTCCAAGGACAACAAGCTCTCTTAGAAAAACTTATAGATCAAACCACATAGAGTCCCAGCACTTTAGGAGTTCCTCAAATAGATAGACCCTATAGTGTTTTCCGTTATGGATTTCTATGTACTTAATATCCTCTGTTACTGCTACTGATTGTGGGATAATAGCTAGTGCTGGCTGTCTATCCTGTTTAAAGATCACCAGGGGTATCCTTGAACATTTTCCTGAATCTTTTTCAGATTGTTCTATAAATTTCCATAAATCTGAGCTATGATTATATAAACTATAAAGGTTTAAATGCTTGTATCCTTTCTTACATTCAATACAAAATCTAAATTTATTAGGGGTTATCAAGTCTCCATAAATCTTTAAGTGATCTGGGACTGTATGGGTGGAGGCGAACGCGCCAGATCCTGGACTTCTCGAAAATTCTGTGGTCTTGAATCTATCATTGAGTAGCTTTGCTATCTGTCGTTCGAAGGTGTTACCTTTGGTTCGGCTGTTCTTCCTCTTAGGTTTTTTGCGAAGTTCATTTAAATCGTAATTATCTTCCATGAATATCTCCTTTGTACTATAATAGGCTAATCGGACATGAATGCAGAAAACAAGATAACATTTAACCCAGAAGGGTGGAATATTAAAACCGAGTATCGGAGTAAGAATAGAATGAAGTTTCAATTAAAACTAAACCAAGAAGAGGCAGAAGCATTTAAGAATTTTGCTAGTAATGTAAAACCTGATGAGATCACCATGAGCGACTTTGTTCGTTCCATTTTCTTTAATGGGGTTCGCTCTCTAGAAGAACAACTAACTACCAACCTTGTTAAACACATGGAGGATCACCGAGAAGAGTATGAAGCTTCTGGGTTCACCTTTGATACATCAGGGAACCTGATAGGTGTTGACGAGGCTCAGGCCAGCGGCTCTATTGAAGTAGTAGAGTAATGTACAGCCCTATTTTTCTCAAAACTGAGAATGAGCTTAATAAAATTATTAAGCGTCAAAAGAAAACCAAGCAAGATCTTGGTATCTTATATGTCTCCCTGTGGGATGCTCATTCCAAGACCTTGGTAGACGATATCAAGCAGAAGCTCTCTCACCCAGACCCTAATAAAAGGGCAAAGCCTCTGTTCATTGTGGATAGTTTCACTATGCCTCATGCGTTTGTAATTTTTAAAACTACAAAGCTACCTCATTTGGTTCTTCTTAAGAGGGGGGGTGTGGAATCAGAGGATTACTTATCTAAGATATATCACGAACTAGGTTTGTGATTTCCTTTTAGCTCTTGGTATTCAGTAAGCTTTATTTCGTACTTTTTGTTCTTAGTGTAAAGGAGTTTCAGATTATTCACTATTACAGTAGTGAAGTAATTAAATGCGCTCCCTTTAGAGGGTTGGAAATTCTTGAGGGTTTTGAGAATTAATAAAAAACACTCTTGCTTTGCATCTTCTTTGTCTATATTAAACTTGAACGATTCTAATATGTTAGTGATTAACAGATCAAATAGTTCCATCAACTCATCTTCGTATTCTTTCGGGGTACTAAGATAGAGGGGGATAATTTCTTCAAACCTTTTGTTGTTTATGTAATGCACCTTTTTCCCCATACCCTATAATAGACTAATGCGTGAACTGGATAACATGTATGCAGGACTTAAACCTAGTTGTCCCAATGCTTTATGTGAGGGTTGCACAATTCTGACAGAAAGTAAGCCTGAACATGCTTACATGGACTACGACCTTTTAACAGAGGGGCCAGTCCTTTTTTTATCAGATTCTTTCCGTTATAAGTATGGGAAGCTAGAAGTATTTTCCAAACGAGAACGAGAACTAATTGAGGATTTGTACCCAGAGAAGGTACAGTTTTCTTCGGCTGTAAAGTGTCCCTCTGTTAAAGAGGGTGATATGGTTCCAAACAATATGAAGCTGTGTCGAGAACATCTTGATGCTACAGTTGATAAGGTAAAGCCTCGTCTTATTTATGTTTGTGGTAACTTGGCTATGAAAATGCTTATTAAGAAGAGCGGCATTATGAATAAAAGAGGAGGCTCTTATGAATATAGAACTAATTCTGGGCACAGTTGTATCGTTGTGCCTATTTATCATCCTTATGCTGTACTAAAAGAGCCTCGACACAGGTACTTGTTCGAAACAGACATTAAAAATGCTTATGAAAAATATGTACTTGGCAAAAAGGCTACTGGGAACTTTACCTATGAAGTCCTCTCGGAAATCGAAGATGTGGAAGTACTGGGGGCGCTACTACTTGATACAAAGGAAACTCTCGCAGTAGATATTGAAACCACTGGTCTGAACTTTAGGACTGATAACATTCAAACGATTGCTATTGCTTCTAAGGCTCAGACTTGGGTTGTTCCTCTTGACCATAAGGATAGCCCTTTTAAAAAGGGAGAACCCCACTATGCTAAGGTGTGGGTAATCCTTCGCCGCATTTTAGAGAACCCAAAGAATAAGAAGGTATTTCACAATGCAAAGTTTGATGTGAAGTTCCTCATTAATTATGGCATCGAGCCTATTAATATTTGGGATACTAAGATCATGCACCAC